GACACGTTATTGCCATGTCTTAAAAAGGCAATGTGTGGGGGAGAGCCTCGTAATACCCACGTTGAGAGGACAACACCAGTTCACATACACCGAACGCGTAGTGGAACTTTAGATTTAGATATTGGCAAACATCCCATTGATTTTTCAGCATTGGGCGCCAGTGCGATTTCACAATCTGGCCCGTTGGACAGAACTGTGGGACTCACTGGCAAATATACGCCTGCTTGGGCCTTAGAAAAACCACCAGGAGTTGATGTCGATGTGAGCTATATGACTTTTGTTAGGTATATCAAATCGTTTACCAAAACTGCAGAAGATGAACCCGACAGGTTAGTACGTGGTCTGTGGAACGACGGCTTGCGTAAGTACACTAGTGGATCTAAATATTTTAAAGAATGGAAGGCCGAACAATTGGCAGCTTTTACGTCTGATCCTGATGAGCGACATCTTAAGACCATTGTGTCAAATGTGATTTCGCACTCAGGTGAGGTGCGTCAGGAAGGTTCATCAACTACCACAGAATCTGAGATTGAACAAACTGTGCAATTCCAGACTGATATCGACCAGGTGAAGGTGGATATTTCCACAACTGTGGACAGTACTAGGTTGCAGGCATCTGTCAAAAATACTGAGTTGGGAGAGTTCCTGTCTCGTCCCGTGGTCATTGCTTCACACGACCTTGCTTATGGGTATTCTCTTGACGTATCTTTTAATCCATGGAATGAATTTCTTTCTAACACAGCGGTTATGAGCAAGCTTCAAAATTACTCATTAATAAGAGGAACCATGCACGTTAAGTTCCTAATCAACGGTGGACCTTTTTATTTCGGCAATGTTATTTGCGGCTATAAGCCGCGAGGTTTAGGTTTTGATTTTGTGCAAGGAGATGACCCTAATAGCCTCCCGGAGTCGCAGTTCCAGCGAGCCATTCTTCTGAGTCAGAGGCAGCATTTGATTCTCAATCCCACTACTAGTCAAGGTGGTGAGCTTACATTACCCTTTTTCCATAATAAGAATTATTTAGATCTTATAGACCCTACTGATATTTTAGATATGGGCGAAATCACTATGCTCTCATTGCAACCACTTGATAGGGCATTCCAAGCGACCTATCGACGTCAAATTAACGTAACTGTCATGGCCTGGATGTCAGATGTTGAGTTAGCAGGACCCACCACTCGCGCCATTTTTTCGCAATCAGGCGAAATGAAAGACGAATATGGTAAGGGTATTGTTTCTAGACCAGCTAAGGCTATAGCCAGGTGGGCTGGGAAGCTAAAAGCTATACCAGAGATTGGTCCCTACGCAACTGCGACTAGCATGGCAGCTGCAGGAATAGGAACTTTAGCTGAATTATGGGGCTTTTCACGTCCTATGAATGTATCCCCAATTGAACGATATAAGCACCAAATGCACGGTATGTTAGCTACGAGTTCTATAGATGAAGCCGTTGAAAAGCTGACGTACGACCCTAAGCAGGAGTTGACAGTTGATCATAATGTAACTGGAGCGCAATTAGATGATGAGATGTCTATTAAAGCTATTACCTCCAAATCGAGTTTAATTACATATTTCGATTGGTCTGCCATTGATCCCGGAAAGGCTTTGCTTGGGACAATTAACGTTAATCCTTGCCATTGCCAACCACGTAATGACGGGACTACGGAATATGGGACTGAGTGGGTTCAAACCCCCCTGGCCCATGCCACATTCCCTTTCAAGTACTGGCGTGGAGGTATTAATTTTCGCTTTCAAGTCAATTGTAGTGATCTCCACAGAGGAAGGCTATTAATAGTTTATGATCCTCGAGGATTTGACAACATTGCAATCCCGGATACCAATACTGCTTTTTCCCGTATTATCGATATAGAGGAGACTAAGGACTTTATGATACCTGTTTATTGGTTTCAGCAAAAATCATGGGCTAGAGTCCCGGATAGCCCAACAGGATTAGGCATAGCTAAAAATTCAAATCTTCCCATGGATCAATCTGAATTTTCAAATGGACAATTGCGGATTTATGTTTTGAATGAACTTACCAGTCCAGATGAAGACTTAACAAATAGTGTTCGCATTCTCACTTTCATTAGCGGGGCCGAAGATTATGAAGTCGCCGTTCCTGATGATTATATGATAAAAAGGACGGCATTCGGCGGGAGTTTTGTGCATAGCACATTGGAGGTAAATGACGCTTGGTCCCAAAGTGGTATTGTTGCAGATGTCTCATCACAAAGCGGCATATTGAATAATACCAAAGCTGCTCAGGCTTCTAAGCCGGGTCATGCTGGTTCTGAAATGTTGGAGCCCATAGGGGAGTCCAGCAAGTCCAATGCATTGTCTTTAGTTTACCATGGTGAGACTTTTGATTCATTTCGTGATATGTTCAAACGCTATAATTTGAGTGGTGTTTTTATTAAAGGTCATAGCACCAGTTTCGTTGGTGACGCAGTTAGGTATCGTTTGAATTTGCCTAACTTCCCGATGTATAATGGACGTACCGAAACGAATGGTATGTACCAGCAACCCCGCGCTGGCGGGCTCAATTCGGTAAACTATAATATAGCTGGTAGAACACTGCTTAATTGGATTACTCCTGCTTATGCCGCACGAAGAGGGGGAATCCGCTATAAGTATATGTTGGGACATTATTCGAACTCCAACCCCACAGCCATGATTGTTTCCCGTGGTCAGGCGAATCATTTACCATCATTTGGTTCTTCTATAACCCAGTTAACTTCGTCTACTTCGAGCCAACATGGTGCATATTCAGGAGTCCAAGAGACAGGACACAATGGAAGTGCTTTCACTTCTGGCACAATTCCCGTGCTTGAGGTAGAACTTCCATATTATAGTGATAAGAAGTTTGAGGATGCTTCTAGCATCATCACTGCAGATCAATATCCTGACCAAACCCACCATTTGGATATTTATATGGGCACACTTAAAGAAGAA